AATAAAGAATCCAGTTTGATCTAAAATTTCACCTGTTTCCTCATCAACTACATCTTCCATTTCGAAACCCATGGTTCTCCAGTGGTTCCAATCATGTTTCATTTCGGTGATGATCAATACAGGGAGTACTCCCATTTTTTGAGCATTAACTGCTACTTCAATGGTCATAGTAGATTTCCCTGTATTTGATTTTCCTCGAACCATTGAGTTATGGCCCATAGGAATTCCAGGGATAGATAGTGCTTCTTGCAAAGCCGGAGAAAATGGAATCCATTTTTGCTCCTTGAACTTAACGTTTGACGCTAAACCCTTGTTTGCCTTAAATTTGTCTAAACTAAAGGCGGTTTTCAGTTCTTTGTCCGCCGCCTCAGTTAGCGATTTTCTTCCTTTAGCCATAACCTTAATTCAAATTAAAATGGCATATCATCATCCTCTTCAAACAAATCATCAAATGCTTCTGCTTTTGATTTTTTAGCTGCTGGTTTAGTAGACAAGCTATAGTTTGATTGAGGTTTTTCTTCCTTTTCTTCTACTGGGAGTAGACCATCTGATGGAGTAAAGTCTTCATCTTCTTCAGGGTTCAACCATTCTTGAAGTGCTGCTTTGATATCATCAAAAGGAAGCATTTTGTAAATGTCTTTTGGATTAACTTGATCATCCAACCACAATTCCAATTCTTTATTATCTTCAGATAATGGAGACGTTTTCATTGACGGTTGAATAGTAGTTTTGTTGTACACAGTACCTGTTGATTCAGGACCTACAGTAACCAATTTAATGTCACGGCCAGTCATGATGTCTGTGAAATCACCTACTTCTTCATCAGCAGCCATTTGCAAGAATGCCTCGTAAATTTCTTTACCAAATTCCCACAAGTGAACACCTTCAGATTCTTGTCCACGAACAATTACAGGAGCAAAGATACGAACTTTCGGATCTAATTTCTTAGCCAAGCGCCAGTTTTCTTTGTCGTTTGTACCACGAAGTTGTTTTGCAAATTCAGCAATTGGATCTTTTTCGCCCCAGTTCAAAGGAGAAGCGATTACCTTTTTACTACCAATACCATAGTAAAATTTCATTTCCGTAAATGGAAACTCTTTGTTGTATTTGAAAGGAACAACACGAACCGTTTGTTTACCAACTTGCGGTTTAAAGCGCTTTGTTTGGTTGTTTGAGCCACCACCTGATGAGGGTTGTTTTTGCATCGACTCAAGTTTCTTCTTGATTGCATCTAGATTCATAGTATAACTAATTTATTTGTTTACAACTTTAATATAATAACCTTTATTCACTAAACCAAACTAGATTTCAACTATTTTAAAAATCTTTGTGTTTAGTTGCTTTATCTCATTGTGTTGAGTTAGCAATATACAATTTCTATAGTGTTGCCAGTTTACTGGGAAATTTGTATCAACTGCTCCTCCATTGAGTTTTTTAATCAACTCGTTTAGGGCATTTATTGTATATAGTGTATTTGATTCTTTTTTTCTGTGTACCAAAATGGTATTGTCGGGAATGTCATTTATGTTACCTTGATCTACATTGTATGTGATAACATACTCGTTATTGCTTTTAACATGTAACACAAACATTTTATTGTACATGATAGAATAACGTCTTGACAGTTCTCCAACTAACGCCTCTAAATCATCCAAGGAAGTAAATGTGCAAAACAATCTATTGTTCATCAATAACGTATCAAATGTAAAATCATAGTCGAATTGATTATACATATGATGGGGTTGTTCCAAAGTGATGTTCATAACTTTTATTTAATATTATCGTAGTTTGTACCTTTTTTGGTTTTAACTTGTAATTTGTATTTGTTAAATATTCCTAATATTTTAAGCATTACATCAGGTTCATTTTCATCATAATCAAATAAAAATGAATCATAAACATATAGCACGAGTTTAGTATTTTTCCCTCGCAATATCTTAAATATATCCCACAATATATTAACATTATTTGCGGTCTCCAAGTTTTGTAACACGTAATTTAACAACTTTTGCGGATTCATATTTTCCAGTTCGTTGTTATAAAACTTATAATCCGAAATGGGGCATTTAATATGTCCACTAAAGTTAAATGTTTCCCACAAATCGTCAGTATATGCTACTACTTTTTTAAAGAAGGGAAGTTCCCTATATTCTTTCCAAACTCCTCCATAAAGTTGCTTAAACGTAATTTCTTTCGCTTTGGCGTAATCCACATTATACATTGTAGCGAAACTCCCATGAATATCAAGGCTATCGAAAGTATAGTCAAGTAGGTTAGCAAGAAGGGTAGGGTGATAAGCACTAATATCCATTTCCAAAAATGAACTGTTGCGCGGTATAAAACATTTTCTCTCTCCATTGTCTTTATTTAATGCTGAAAAATTTATATTGTTAAAAGTGTTTGATGGTCTTGTTGTTAATGTGTTTAAGTTATAGTGCGTGTATATAAACTCGTTTGCTTCTTTGTCAAAGTACTGTTCAAATAACACTTGGTCTACTTTTATACCCGCTCGTTCTAGTTGATTAAACACCAATGCCGCCTTATTGTAAAACGAGTTAAATCTTATTTCTTCGTAGTTTGCAAAGTTTTGTTCACATACCTCATAATGTTTTACGATCGGTACAATTGTGTTTAGATTTTGTATCTCCGGGTACCTGTTGTAAATTTGTGTGTGAGCTGTTGTTAGTTGAGGTATATACGTATTGGGGGAGGGGTATTGGGGGAGGGGGAGGGTTGTATACAATGCTTAAGAGCAAAATAATGTAAAAACTCTTTTCTATCCCTTACATAAATGTGTTGTATACTGTTTAATACTTTTAAACAATCCTCTATTGTTGCATTTATTGTTTCGCTATGATTTACAGGAATAATGTATCCTTTTGTATCATTTTTTGGACGAATATATAAAGCACACACATCATTTTCAACAGCATGTAAGTTATGTGAGTTGGGTATTACCTCAACATAAGCTACATCATGTTTTAAACTTGCGAGTAATTCAATATGTTTAGGATCTTCTATCAGCCAGTACATGCTTTGAAGATACTAACTTATTTTTAAAAACCCAAATATCTAGTAAAATCTCCTTTAAAATATTGAACAAATCCTGTCCAATTATTTATTGAAGATGCTCTGTTTACACTAGTTGAATTAAACAATGCTACTTGGGAAGGATCCCCCATAATAGACCATTGTAATGATAGTACTGAGTATAAATCATATGCTGTTGTTGGGTCTTGGTTTTTTACACGATCGTGATCGGATTGGGAAATTTCAAAGTAAATTAATTCATTATTTTTTTTACAAAAATAGCGTATAAAGTAACCACGTTTTTTATCTTCAGCAGTAGGTAAAGTTAAATTAAATTGAGGGATAATTCTATCTTGAGGAGTAACAATGCTACTATATTGATATTTTGGTTCTAAAATATTGGTTATGATCAAATTATTAGCAGGAGTTTGAAGTTCTCTACCTACTTCAAGATTGCTTAAAAGTGGTGAATATGGGTATAAAGGTAAACTTGGACTTTCTTGAGGATTTTTTCCTGTAAAAAGTTGTCCTGTTGAAGTTTTATAGTAATACCCTATATAAGATTCAGCAACTGAGGAAAATTGATTTGAAGTGGTAGTATATTCTCCCCCATTAGTGTATAGATCTGTCTTAACTTGGGATTTAGGGTAATATGCCATATTAATAAATATGTTTAAACGTATACTTCTGTTTTGGAAGGATCATAGGTAAAATGCCAATCTTCATTAACAGATTTACCTTCATACCAAGACCATCCATATTTAACGCCATTTTTCTTAATCCAATCTTGTACATTTTTAGGTTGAATATCAATAGCTTTACCCCAACCATGGTTTGAAGTTCCAGGGAATGCTGCCGCTACATTCTCGGTTTTTATTTTACGTCTTTTAGCTCCAGCTTTAGGAGAAGTATCATTATATGATCCACCAGTAGCTACATAATATTCCCAGTCAAATATAGCCGTTTGGGCTTCATATGTTCTGTAAGAAGAACCTAAAACAGGATTTAAACCTTCTTTTTTCATGTCTTCTACCATTCTTAAATATGCATCTGCAGCTTCAACTGCTAATTTATTAATTCCTCCTACGCTTTTTAAAGCACTATCAGGAAGTCTTCCATTCCCACCTTCGGTACCTGCAGGTATGTTAACTGTAGGGGCAGTATCAACTTGGGCTTCTTCAGATTGGGCAGCAAATGAAATACTACTAGTTATGATATTGTCTATAGGGCCGGTTTTAGGGATTAATGTAGTAGTAACATTAGTTTCCCAATCACCGCCTTGAATCTTATGATCTATTCCTGTCACAATAAAATCAGTTGTTTTAGTGTATCCAGGGGGTAAAAAACTAGTATCTATAGAAAGTTCATTGTAAATCTTAATTCCACTAATACCATCCATAGTAAATGAAATGTTAAAGGGGATAAAACCAATTGATCCAGCAGATTGTTTTTGTTTTCCTTCAGTATCTTTTTGTTTGCCAGAGACTAAGACTTTGAAGTATTCAGTTGCTACTTCTAAATTTTCATTTATTCTTGAATCTACAAAATGTGGCATAATTTAAAAGCTTCCGTAAAGTTTTATAATTAATTCTTTAACTTGAGCTAAATATGCTATTCTATCTTTAAATGATTTATCAGGACTATTTGCAGATATAGCTTCTTGTTTCATAATTTCATATACTTTTTGATAAGATTTATTATTCTTACTAAAAAGACTAACTGGATATCCCCATCGTTCAAAAGTAGCCATTGCTGCTAGCATTTCTTCGGCATTAGTAGCCTGGGCAATGAAAGGTTTTGCGATGCCATCAGTGTAACCACTTCCGGGTTGGAGTTCAGCATATAAATAAGTTAATTGACCTTCAAGTGTAGAATCAGTTCCTGGGGATACTTTTGCTAATTGGGTTCTTCTATTTCCTAGCCATTGAGCGATTCCAAAAGCGTTAGATGTTGGATTTACTGCTAGAGGATTTAATTTTCCTCCAGATTCACCCATTATTGCTGCTACTATACCTGCAGCTTTCCATTTAGGGTATCCTTTTTGGTCTATAAAGAATCTTAAAGCTTTTTCTACATTATCTCCTCCAGTAAGTGGAGCAGTTGAACCAAGCGTAACTGGGGCAGAAATATTATCAGCTTGAGCTTCTTCGGTTTGAGCAGCAAATGAAAGGCTACTAGTTATAACATTATCTATAGGACCGGTTTTAGGAATTAAAGTTACGTTTATACTAGTTTCCCAATCACCACCTTGAATCTTATGATCTACACCTGTTACTATAAAGTCTGTAGTTTTTGTATATCCTGCAGGAAGAAAATTAGTATCTAAAGCTAATTCATTGTAAATTTTTATCCCACTTATACCATCCATAGTAAATGAGATATTGTATGGAATAAAACCTACAGAACCTGCTGATTGCTTTTGTCTGTTTTCAGCATCTCTTTGTTTGGAAGCAACTAAAGTTTTAAAATATTCAGTTGCTACTTCTAAATTTTCGTTTATCCTTGAGTCTACAAAATGTGGCATATAATAACTTATTTATTTGGAAAACATTCCCATATTTTACCAGCTCCTTCAATCCCAAAACATCTTGCAGTCCAATTCATTGCTGATTGGAAACTTGCAACTGTGTCTTCTACATCATTTTTAACTCCATTTTGTTGGGTTTCTACATCAGCTGCTACTAATTCAGTTTTAAATCTATCAGTTAATCCATCATTCCACCTAGCAAATGCAGTTGCTTCTGTTCCTTTAACATATCCATTCGCAGTTGCTCCTACTGTAACCATAGTAGCATATTCTGGTGTAATAGCGGTTTTTAAATCAACTTTTCTAACAAATGTTGAAGAATCTTTAGGATTAGTAACCCCATTACCATATCCATAGAGTTGAAGTTTATATCCTGGGTTAATGGATTCTCTTGGTATAGGGGTAGAATCAAAAATACGCAGGGTATTTGAATCTTCATCTATAATAGGTTCTAAGTTATTAACACCTGCTAAAGCTTTGTTAATTCCATCACACATGGATTTAATAAAATCATAAACTGAAATATTTCCTCTATCATCGGAATTGGAAGTCATACTTTCTGCTATGAAATTAAAATTTAAATATACATTCATAGAATCAGCTGTATTATTTTTGCTTGTATCTTGCCAAGGTTTTAATTGCTTAAATATATTTTGTTTCCAAGAATTTTCTCTATTAAAATTTTCTCGAGATACAATACAAGTTCTCCAATCAAATGAAATTTGAAGTGGAAGACAACACATAGGAGAAAATCCAGTATCAATATTAAAAAGACCAGGCTTATCATCATAATTTGCTCTTGTTAAATTAATTTTAGTAATTACTTTTTTCTTTAATAAATTAAGTAAGTAACCAAATCGTATATAATACTGGGGTTTGTCTAGGTTTAATACAAAAGCATCTTGTTCTTCATAACCTGTTCCTTTTAATGGATTTGAAATTTCTTGTGTGTTTTTTGCATCAGCTGATTTACTGGTTTCTTCGGTAAATTTAATATCGTTCTCTTCTAAACTATATGTACTATTTTCAATACTATTTTGAATACCATCACTAAGTATGTTTATTGGGGTAATAGATTCATTTCCGTTATCGGTTTTAACTTTTTTTTCTTTTTTAAGGCTAAATCCAGGGACTTCATCAAGAAATGATTTTCTAAAAATAACTACGGGATTATTTTGTACCTCTTTATTTTTTTCAGTTAAAACTTCTGATTCTCCATATGTTTTTTTGAATTCTTCATATTGTTTCCATTCTGTATCACTAAATGTTTTTGATCTAGAGAAGGTTCTAAAGGCATATTTATTTCTAAAAACAACTTTTGCAAATTCTGCGGCTCCTCTTCCTTCTATTTTGTAACCGTATCCTTTAAAATATTCTGCTCCTTTACTTTTTTCTTGTTCTGGAAGGGTTGTAACGAGGTCTAGGGCTTCGTTAAAAGTTAGTTTTCTTCCAGTAGTTTTATAATATCCTTCAACTAATTTATCAGAAGATATAAATTCTCCTGTATTTGTATCTTTAAAACCAACTGTAGTAGTTAGTGTTAAAGTATAATCACTAAATTTAATAGTTGAACCACCTATTGTAAGAAGTTTTCCAGGATAAGCAGTTTGTTGGCCTCCGGTTTCAATCGTAATAGGAGTTCCTGTAGGGTTTTGGTTTAATACTCTTAAAGTATGAAGAAGAGATAATATAATATTATCTTTTCTATGTTGGTCTAATGTATCATCTTCTGTTATCCATGCCGTGCCCGTCTGATTAACGTATTTTAATGTATTATAAGAAGCAGGTACATTAGTTTTTAAAGATTCAACTATATCACCTAAACTAATGATGGTAAGTTCTACGCTATATGAACCATCGGAGTTAAAAGACCAATTAAAATTTGAAACTTTACCTAATAAGGCATCAAAATTTCCATTATATAATTCTCTAACTTTAGCTATTTGAGTAGTAATATCTGAATATGATTTATCGGTTCCATAGGCTGAATTAAACCAACCATTGTTGTCTTCAATAAGAGAAGTATACATTTGTTGTAATCTTCCGTATTCAATTCTATCTCCTTCTGGTGTAGTACGGTTTTCTGAAGCGAGGTAGATTGAATTACCCCATTCAATTAAAACTGTGTATCCTAGACGCATATATAGAACGTCTAAAATAGCAAGTTGGTCTCTAGTTTGAGCAGTAAGTTTAACAGTAGCTTTTTTTAATGAACCTCGATTTAAAGATTTTACATCTAAACTTTCTATACCAGGCATTGGAACTATTCCAAAATCATTGCTAAGAGCACTATATGCTCCGTTAGGACCGAAAAATTCTGTTTTTTGGTTTAAAACTCCATTTCCTCCTTGACTAATACCCATTTCAGAAATACCACCAAATAAAACATATTTTTTGGCAAGGCCCATTCCTTTTAAATCTGTTAAATCTTGTGCATTTTGAAATCCAATTTCTTTTAATTTATCTTCTGAAATGGATACTCCTGATGCCATTTTAATAAAGGCATTTCTTGCATTAGCATAGAGTAAAGTTTCATCTGTTCTTAACAAATCAGAAGAAATTCCACTACCATAAGATGCTTGTCTAACTTTTATTTGGTTTTTAACATAATCTGGGATTTGTTCTCCTAATAGTGCCATAAAAACTTTTATTAAATTGTTACATTATTTAAACTCTGAAAGTTTGCTATTATATTAGGTATTCTTGAAGGATTAGGTATTCTAATTTGGGCTCCAACATTTGGGTATAATGTATCATTGGGTTGTGAAGGATTAGCTCTACTAATTACCCACCACAATGTAGTATCACTATAATATGTTAAAGCTAAAGTATCATATCTATCTCCTTGACCGGTATATACATAAATATCAGCAGAAGATGGAAAAATAGAAGGATATTTTATATTTGTATATCTTCTTTTAGGATCTTCTACAGTTTTAACTATTTGGGCTACACTATATCTATTCATTATTCTGCTGTTGTTTGTGGAGTACCCCAAGTATTAAAATCTTCCTCAGAGGAAGTTGAGGTATCAATTTCATTTTGTTGGTTAAAACTTAAAAAAGTAGAAGCATTAGTTAATGAAGCAACTTGTTCAGGAGATATTGGTCTATTAATATATGAATCAGTAGTATTATCTTTTAGAGCAATATATTTTTGAGGACCATATGTTGGATCTTGATAAATAATATTATTTTCTGAGAAATCATCAGGTTTGGTTAGGTTACCTAACTTAGTAATTTCTGGTCTAAAGCGATGGATAGGAGTAAATTTAATTTTAACTTGAACCATATGAGGAACTTGTTTAACAAATTCATCTGTACTTCCATCAAGTGGTAAATTAATTTCCCAAGGAGATTCTTCAGGGATAGATAGATCTACTGAAGAAATAAAGCCTGGTTGTTCCCAAAGCCAGTTACCTAAAGTAATTCGAGATAAATTTCCACGAATAAACCCATTAGCTGAATAGCTTGGAGCCATTGAAGAGGCTAAATAATTTAATTTTTTATATATTGGTAAAAGTTCTTGTTTTGATTGAGCCGCTACAGTAAATCCAATATTAATATCTCGTTTAAATGAATCATATTTATAAAAACTTTCTGCTCTACCCATATAGTTTATATTTTTCCATTCTGAACTATACGAATCAGAAAAATCATCTAAAAGGACTCTAAAATGAAGCCAGTTAAGTTTAATATTATTACTAAATCCAATAGTATCATTATCATATATTCCTATACGAAAATCAACTAAATCTTTTAAAATAGGATTATTAGAAGCATTAGTGTCTTGATAAATTGGAACAGCATTAATTAAGTCAGTAGGACCTAATACTCTACCTGCTGTAATATCTTTTTTACCTTCTTTATAATTTTTTCTATTTCCTCTAGCACCAGCTCCTCTAAAATTGGTTCTTTTTTCAATATTGCCTGTATTAGCTGCACCTGGGTTATAGCTAGGGGAAATACTAAGGAAGGTTTGTTGTCCTAAACTAGCATCTTTTAATAATTGGGCCCTAAAATCTTCAGATATTGTTGGAGAATCTTGAGAATTACTGCTAGATACCTGGGATAAGTCTTTTCTATCCCATGTTAAAGGAATAGAGATAGTTGATTTAGGATTTTCTTTTGTTTTGGTGGAGATAGTTCTTAATGCCGCTTCTCCGGTATTGTTGGTAGCGTATTTTATTTTAGTATCACCTACACCTAAAACAGAATTAGGTCCCCCACTATAAGACATAAAGTGGTTGGTGTTAGCAGATAAATTATATGTTGAATCAACGTTTAAAGCATCTGCTTCAGATACGGTAATATAAGATAATTTACTTAATTTAATTAAGCGGTTATTTTTTTTATAACTAGTACCTGATGATTGTTTTTCAGCAATAGCTTGTTGATAGTTTCTTATGCTTAAGTTTTCAACCGTTCCTGTAGGGTCAATACCTTGTTTAAGTAAATGACCTTCAATCACACTTATTGCAGCTTGTCCAATAGTAGAAACTGGGGTGTAAATACCTGAATTAACTGTTCCTGATCCGTAAGCGGTTCCATAAGATGCTTCGGTTTTTGGAGCAACTCTAGAGAGTAAATTTTGTTTTGCAATAAATAATTCTCCAGTAGAACTTTTTCTATCTGTAAAAAATTTGGTTAATCTTAATACATCATCTGAGGTTCTAACTAAACCAAAAGCATTTCCTCTATTTAAAAAATCAAGACCCCATGATGATGGGCTATATCTTATTTCACTTTTTGCAGTTGATATAGCTTCAAAACCAGGAATAAGTGAAAAATCATATGGATTTGTCGCATTACTTAATTGGTTTAATTGGTTAAAGGTTACACCAGACCCAGGAATTGGGATTTTAATATATGGTTGGTTTCCATCCCCATACCCAATACTTTTTTGTCCAAATGAATTTGGAGTAGATACAGCATTAGGGTTTATGAAGTTTTTTTCTGCATAAAACTTAAAACTAGATGGATCCGTAAGTATTTGGTAAAGTCCCATATATTAAATAAAGTCTGAATCTTCGTATTTGGTTCCTGCTACTGAAGTGTATATTGGCTTAAAAGAAGGATCAGCACTATCAGGATCATTTAAATCTAATGTTGTTGGAGCCGGGATAGGATTATAAACTCCATCGGCGTATGCATTGTAATTTTTTACAGTTGTAAAACCTGATGGGGATTGATATCCTCTAACAGACCATCCTTCAGTACCTGATTTAAAATCAAAGTGAAGGGTTGATTGTTTTGTAGCTAATGGATTTATATCAGGTGTATTTCCATCATATTCTGAATAGGTAGATCCGTCTCCATTAAATTCAGGAAGTATAGGGGTTTGGTCTATAGGAGAAATATCGTTTCCAAAAGATGGACTATTCGGTCCAGCTCCATAAGCTAGAGTTGATCCACCTTGTTGTAATAAATCTAATAAACCCATAATTTAATTATTGTGGTGGATCTTGTAAGTATGGAGTAGGATTAGTACCGTTTAAATCCAATTGAGATGGAAAAGGTAAAGTATTTGTTACACCATCTAAATAAGCATTATACTCATTATTTACTTGTGCTCCAAATGCTCCATTTAATGAATATCCAGCCATACCAGCACCATTAGCATGTAATTTTGATTGATTAGTTGCTAAAGGGTTTGTTGGTGGTTGAGTACCATCATATTCTGAATAAGATGATCCTTGTTGTTGAAGTTTATCTAAAAGTCCCATAATTATTTTGTTTATAAATATTAACTATTATTGCATTTTAAAGCTATTTTTGGCTGATTCGGCTCCTTGTGTATTTGGATTAGCACCGGTTGTTGCTTCAATTACTTTTTTACCATCAATTGCTACATTTACTGGGCGAGCTGCTAGGGCCATGATTGCTCCTTTTAGTTCTGCTATTTCTTTAGAAGAACCACCTCCACCAACGGTAACACCACCTTTAGGAGCAGAAACCATATCATTTGCTTTAAACAAATCGGTTCCAGCTACAATAGTATCTTTATTATTAAATGAAATTGCACCTTCAGGACCAAATAACATTCTACTACCATAACCCCCACCTCCAGTAGATGGACTAATAACACCGTCATTCATAGTATACATAGCTAATGCTGCTAATCCGGCACCAATTAATCCTCCTACAGCAGCAATACCGAGTGGTCCTAAACCGGCTGCCATTTTATAAGAATCTCCTACTACATTAACAGCAGCTTCTTTTTTTTCTACAGCAAATAATGATTTAGCAACTGAAATAGCTTGTTTGGTTCCAGAAGCAAAGTCTACTATACCTTTAACTAATTTAGCGGCCATAATAGTTCCCATAATAACTAAAATGGTTTTCATTCCTCCTAATTTCTCGATAATAGCTTTAATTTGATTCCACATATCATTAAAATTTTCATTAATAGTGGTTAAAGCCGGAATAAGGGTTTTATTCATAGAATCAGCCATTGTTAATTGAGCTGCTCCTAATTTATCTTGTACGTTTTGTTGTTCAAACTGTTTAGCTAATTGTTCATCTTTTAATGCTACCATAGCTTCTTCAGCGGTCATGGTTTCACGAAGCTTATCATATTGAGCTTTAGCATCTTCTACAGATGCAGCACCAATAGCTTTTAAAGATTCTTGTTCTTGAAGTGAAGCAGCTAAGTCTTCACGAGTCATACCAACAGATTTTGCAATTGCATCTTGTTGGATTCTGTTCATATTAGCAAAATCAGCTGCGCTACCAACGTTTTTAGCAATTTCTTCGGCTACGGTGGCAATATCATTATTTAAAGCGGCTTCACGAGCCTTTTCTAAATTTAATTGTTTACCAGTAAGTAATTCTGCACTTAATTCTGATTCAATTGATTCTTCAAAGTTAAGTATACTTCCTGCTATATCATCTACTTTATCTAAGCTAGTACCTAATGCTTTTGCTTTAGCATACGCGTCACCTAATCCTTTTGCTGAGCCATGAAAAGACATTTTAATGGCTGCTGATGTTTTAGAGATTTCTTTTAATGCTGTTTTTTCATTTAAAACTAAACCTTTTTGCATTCCTGAAAGTTTAGTTTGAGCCATTAATTCACCTGTAAAATCTTCGGCACTTTGACCAGTAGCTAAAGTTAATTTAGCAATGCTATTAGCTTCATCGGCTGTTAAACCAGCATAATGTGACATTTTAGATAAAAACGTTACATCCTTTTGAAAAGATTCAGTCATCTGTTCAAAAGCAACGTTAGAACCTAAAGATTCATTGATAGCTAAAACACTTTCTTGTAGGTGAGTTGAATTTACTAAAGTATCTCCTGTTGCTTTAGCAAATCTAGTCATTTCTATACGAGACCTTCCAGCAGCCTCATATGTCATGTTCATGCTTTTAGCGGCATCTCCTAACTCGGTGTCAAGATTTTTAACAGTTCCTACTACAAATCCAATTACGTCGTTAAGTAATTGAAGTGGATTAAGCATTCCACTTAAAGGGGTATTTATTTTATCTAATGATTGTCCTACTTTATCTAATACTTCAAATCCTTTAGCAGCTTGGGTTGCTTGTTTTAATGCTTTTTCTAAATCTTCAACTTCTGCAGCGGTATTTTCAATTTTTTTATTGAGATCATCTTGGGCATCATTATTAGCATTGATTTCGGACTGTATTCCTCTTAAAGCTTTTTGAGCCTCTTTATATGCCTCACTGGTGCGAGAGTTGGTTCTAAGAATTTGTTTTTTGGCTTCTTCTTCCCTAGCAAGAGCGCCCAATCTTTGGTCTAATGCTTTTTTAGAATCATCTAAATTTTTCTTTTCTAGTCGAACTCTTTCTGAAAGTTTTTTTAATTGATCAGAACTTAATTGGTTTTCTCTAGATTTATGTTTTTCGAGTTCATCAAAAATCCCAATTAATGATTCAAAAGGACTCATTGACTCTGCTGCAAGGGTTTTAGTTTCCTTTAACTCATTATTAAGTTGTTTAGTAACACTTTTCCATTGTTCAACAAGACTTTTTAATTCTTTAGCATCATCATTAGCAGCCATATACTAGATATTTTATTATAAATATTAAGGATGCAAGCTTTTATTGATACTTGACAGGGGCTTTACCTTTAGGGGCGTTCATATCAAAAGTTTGGGTTTCAGAAGATCTTCCGGCACGTGAAGTTTTTTTCATTGCTTTTTCATTTGCTGATTTTTCTTCTTCGTAAAATTGTCTCATTTCTTCAAAAACAAAACGACGAAGATAAACTGGCATGTCATATACAACAGGCCAGCTATATCCTCCTTTTCCAAAAAAGCAAATTTGGTGTATTTGTTTGTAAATGGCTAATTTTGCTTTAGCCGCTTGATCAATCGAGGTCAGGCCAAAAAAACTTAATCCCAATTGGGATATTGACTCTATCCGAATCTCCGGAGGGAAAAAAAGTTAGATCTACATCTGGTTGGAAATTCTTAATATGAGATCTTAATGACTTAGCATCTCGAGCTAATAAATGTTTATCTACAAACTCTCGAATTACTTTAGTCTCTCGATTTCCAGCAACAGAAGTAATCATATATTTTAAACGAGTAGACAATTCAGGCGAATTATCCTTGTTAATTTTTTTAAGGCCTTCTAATTCACGGTTAATATTACTTTCATCGCGATGTTGAAGTAGCTTAAATGTAATTTCCGTTTTAGAAAATGGAAATGTATAAGAGAATTCATTTACACCTGGGGTGAATAAAGATTCGTCTAATGGTTTAGAATCTAATTGAGATAAATCAACTGTATGAGTTTCTCCATCATATTCAAATGTATATTCACTTCCATATCCCAAAATACGAGAAGCAACCATGACTGCATTTTTATCTCCCACAATCAAATCATCGTAATTAATTGGAGTTACAATTAATGCTTTCATTAATTTATCAATTGCAGTACCGTTTTTGATATAGTTTGAGTTAAGAAGAATATCTTCTTCTTTAGCGGTCATGTATTTCATTTCAACATAACCTTGAGCTAATGGACTTTCAGGGGGATAAACTAAACCTTTTGAAGGCAATTCAATTTTTTCAGTTGGGATTTTAAATTCTTCCATAATTTTTATTTGTTATAACTTAATTGTCTTATATACATATATTAAAGAGCAGAAATATTATCAGGATTTACATTATATGATAATACTCCTTCTACTTTTAATATAGCTTTGCGGATATCTTCCATTTTTGAACGGTCGAACCCGCTAGATGCAATCCATGGGTGACCATCTACTTTAATAGTCATTATAGATTGGAATTTTTCTGTATCTTGCTCGCTATACTCCATTGGTTCTTTTACAGATGCTACTGTAACACCTGGGATTGAGCGGATATCGGAAAATATTTCTTTTTGAGGGCGTTTCTTAATATTGGTAATGAGCATACCTACCATTTTGAACTTGTCTTGGTATTCCTCATTTAGTCGCTTGCTAAGCTCCTCTTTAACTAACGTACGTAAACTATCTAGTTTCATATGGTTATAAATATTGGCCTATCGAATAAGATTAACATTTCCGCTTATAACTTGGTCATTGTCTGTTTCTTTAAAACCAAATTGAATTTTATATGTGTACAATCCTACAGGACAAGGTGTATTGTTATATGTTCCATCCCAATATTCTACATAGTTATACGATTCATAAATTAATTCTCCCCAACGATTATAAATTTCTAAATGAAAATCATATGGGTCAAATCCATTTGTAAATACAGGCTGAAAAACATTGTTATGTTCATTTCCATCTGGGGTAAAGGTATTTGGAATATAAAACAATAGTTCAGGGCAACGTGCTACTGTAATTGTAGTTTCTTGAATGGGGGAAGCACATCCATTTGAATAATGTATTACCGATAAAGGAAACATTCCTGTGTTAGTGAATGCAATTGATATATCATCTTGTTGATACGTTGTACCTATAAACGTCCATTCATTATATCCAGGTAAGTTAGATAAAGCAGTAAATAAAGTTACTACTGAATCGCCTTCACAAATTTCATAAAATGGATTGTATGGAGAAATTGAATCAAGTGTTGGTTGAGGGTATACTGTTACAGTAGTTGTTGTATCAAAAGTACATCCACTCAATGTATATTCATAATTAATAACATTTGTTCCTACTGCGGTTGATGGAAAAAATTCATTACCTATAATACCCACACCACTAATGATTCCTCCAACAGGATTTACGTTTAAAATAACAAATTCATCGTATTCACAAAATGGTCCTATAGGATCAATTGTAGGTAAAATGTTTAAAATAAATAAATCAATAGTTACAGGTAATCCAGTACATCCATTAGCTTCTGGGATTACTTGGATAGCTCCTGGAATAAATCCTGCAGGGAATGAACTAAAATCTACTGTAACGATATTGGTTCCTTGTCCTGAAGTAATAGGAGCAACACTACTCCACAAGTAATTGTATCCTGCTATTGCAGGTACATCATACATTTCGTATGAGCTTAAATAACATATTGTATCTAATCCATTAATAGGACCTAATGATGGAATTGGTGGGCCAGGAACAACTAACACAGTATCAGGCCCTAAACCAGTACCTCCATTACAAGTAGACCAACCAGCGTTACAAGTTGGGTAAGTTAAATGGCAAGTATATTGAGTTGGTCCATTTGGAGTTACATTAATAGTAGGACCTGTTCCAATTGGATTTGGGTTTCCAACTTGATACCATGTTAAAGTAGGAGTAACTACTGGTCCTGATGGTGTCCATCTCCAAGCATCGTTTGTAGCGATCCAAGCAGTTGAGTTTCTACCAGGTACAGCAATTCCTACAGTACCGGCAGCATTATGAATTCCTTGGGTTGCCGTTCCACCTTGCCATTGTAAACAAGGGGGTTTGTTTTGAATATGGTTTTCGATGTAGTTAGATGATTCATAAATTACAATATGGAATGTACCTTGATTAGAAGTACAACTAAACATAGGCATGTTTATCCAACTTACTGTTAACTTTCTACAAGGTGCAACTCCACTTGTTTGATATCTAATTTGCCCTCCAATACCAGGATGCCAATCCTGCCAAGGACCCATAATACAATTTTTAGGTACTAAAAAATTATTCGTTGGAATAGGTTGGGAGGTAAATGTAGTAGGTTGTCCTGGGGAGAATGAAATCCAACCATTTGAACCTACATAAAATTGGGTATATGTTTGTCCAAAGAAACAAAATGTAAACCCAATATTAAATGGACCCTGTTGAGTATCATCACCCATAAACAATTGAGTGCCTGTATTTGTTTGAGCAACATATGGTATGTTAGAAACACCGTAATTTGTTGTTTGATTGGGGTTTGTGCCTGTACCACATTGACTTAAATTTGCGGTTAAAGTTGTTGATCCTACACCACAAGGCAATATTTGATCAGGTCCTAAAGCAGGACAATATTGACCATATCCTACAAAGGCCAATAAAAGAAATATAAATAGTTTTTTCATAGATCTAATATATTAAAAGAAAATAAAAGCCCCAAATTTCTTTGGAGCTCTTATTTATTTATTGTTTAACCTAATATTAGTAATTCAATACGCAGTAGTCAGGTTGTACTTCAACAGTAAGTCCTACTATAGTTCCGTCATCATCCCAGCTATAATCGCCAAACCCAGCACTTGTAATAACAGCTCCTTTAATAATCCATTCAGAAACGATATCACCTACAGGTCCGATAACGTTGAACGTAATATCTTTCTTGTAGAAATCTGAGTAACCATCACGGCCTGTTACTGATTCGTGGCCTAAACGTACCCATTCCATTACTGCTTGGGCACCACTTGGAGTAATTGCATCATACAATGTAAATGAAATTGTATTCCAAATGGTTTTTCCTTTCACATAACGTTGAACGTTAATATGATTAAGTGGAACTGGGGTTTGTGATAGAGATATTGCGCTTACACCTTTGACCAAATATGATGGAACACCATCCATATAAAGGACAAAGCGGTTTGTTTGTTTAGGTTCAAACGCTGTAAAAAATATTTGATTTTGATCTAAAATTGCCATTTTATGTTGTTTAATTCTTTATTATAAATATCTAAATATTTTATTTTTTATCCGGGGAATTCAGCTCCTGTAGGCATTAAGATAAAATCTAACGAAATAAATTCAGCTGTACGTGTTGGTTGGATATAAATTTGACCGATTAATTGGTTTTGATCAATTACTGCTGGGCCATTGTTTGTATCATCCATAACAACTTTATAAGCATATAATCCTTGTTTTTGTTGGATTCCTTCTAAATATGGAGTAACTCTTGCGATAAATGAATTTCTGGTTGTGATTGTATTTTGTTCAAACACTACTGTATCTGCAATTTGACGAATATAGGATTTTAATTCAATCATTAAACGACGTACATTTACACGATCTAAAGCAGATTGAGATTTTTGTAATGTTTTCTGACCGTATACTACTACACCTTGTTGAGGTAATGTTGCAATAGGGTTAATATTATTACTGTATAGCGTGTCACGATTACCTTGTGTCAATTTCAATTCAGCTTGAAGAACTGTACTTAATCCACCGCGGTTAATACCTGCTGGGGCAAACCAAGGGGCAGATACTTTATCGTTAAATGCATATACACCCGGAATTACTGTTGAAGCTGGTACCCATACTTGTTTTCCTGTTCCTGGATCGATAATACGAACCCAAGGGAAATAAGTTGCAGCATATGAAGTATCACGAGTTTGAGCTTGTATTGTAGCACCTCCTACTGTTGTTCCGTATACTCCTAAATCCATTACATACATGCTATCACCTCTAGCAATTGTATTATTGATGATGTTTGTAACTTGAGCGGTATGAGTATCATTTAATAAACCAGGAGCAAATAATAAATTGAATTGATATGCTTCAGCATTACCCATCAATGCAATCATATTATTATAACTAGCACCAATTAATCCTTGAGTGTTAGTTGAAATTTTATCATATAAATTGATAGTAGTATTTGCATTTCCTGTAGCACTTGTAAATGAACCACCTGCTGAACCACTACCATTTAATGGAATAGATGCTGTGTAAGCAGATACTGCAATACCATTTGAATCAAAATAGTTTGGAGTAGGGAAGTTAACTGTTTTAACACGAACATATTGGGACATATTTGGATAACTTCCAGATAATTCCATTTGGTTCGTAGAAGAATTGTAGTTTAGTACTTGATCACCAATTACTTGAGAAATGTAACGGTTTGAGTTAGGATCAAGTGTTAAATTGTTCCATGATTCTAGTACAGTTTTATTAGCTTCAGTGTCATTACCACGTCTAATTAATACATTAAATGTACCTGATCCAGTATTTGAATTTGTAATCTCCCAACGAACATTATCAAATGATCCTGAGGTTAAAGATCCAGAAGCTCCAAGCATATTTGAGCCTGAATTATTCATAGTTGTACCTTCAGAAATTGTTTCTAAAACAAATGAAGCAGAAGTTGCATTTAAGTAATTAGAAATTGTAGTACTTTGAGCTGAAGACCAGTTAGCTGATTCAGTTACTACACGAGCAACTAGTAATGAAGTTCCTCCGTAATTAAAGTAATTATAAGCAGCAATTGAAGTTAAATAAGAATAAGATTGGCCACCACTAATAAAAGTATCTCCAAATTTTGTTACAAAATCTGAATATGAGGTTACTAAGGTAGGAGTTTCAATTGGACCTTTAACTGTTGGGCCTATAATAGCGGCACCAGCTTGAACAGGTTGTCCAGTCAAATAAGTATTATCTATTTCGCTAATTGCTACTCCAGGGGAAACTGTAAAATTTGCCATTGTATTTTTTTATTATAAATATCTAAAATTTCCTTAAAATATGCTATTAAGAAGGAAATGTTGCACCAGTAGGTAATATATTGAAATCAAGTATAATAAATTCAGCTGTTCTTGTTGGTTGTAAATAAATTTGACCAATTAATTGGTTTTGATCTACAACACTAGGAGGATTATTTGTTTCATCCATTATAACTCTAAATGAAGTTAAGCCTTGTTGTTGTTGAACTAAAGATAAATAAGGATTAACTAAAGATAAAAAGTTATTTCGTGTGATTTCGTTATTTTGTTCAAATACAAATGTATCTGCTACTTGAGAAATATAGTTTTTAAGTTCAATTAATAAACGACGTACATTAACTCGATCTAAAGCAGTAGTTCTTTTTTGGAGCGTTTTTTGTCCAAATACTGTTATTGCAGACCCGTTAGCAGTAGCAACATTTGCAATTGGGTTTACATTGTTTTTATAAAGTAAATCTCTATTTCCTTGGGTTAATACACGTTCTGTCTTAACAACAGATGTCATTATACCACGGTTAATGCCTGCAGGTGCAAACCAAGGATAAGCAATAGCATCATTTTGTGCGTATACTCTTGGAATCATGGTTGCTGTAGGAACCCAAACTAAATTAGAAGTATTTGGATCTACTGTATATAACCAAGGCCAATAAGCAGCAGCATATGAAGTATCTTTTGTTTGTGCACTAGTAACTACTGGGTTGATATTAGATCCGTATCCTACTACATCGGTTACTACCATAAAATCTCCTCTTTGTTGAGCTAAAGTAATCATTTGATTTACTACACTGTTATGTAAAGGGAAATTTGTTGGGTCAGCTATTAAACCTGGGGCTACTAATAAGTTATAGTTATAGGCATCTTTATTTGCTAATAAAGAAATAGATTCAGTGTATGCGTTAGCTGTTAAACCTTGGATATTAGTATTAGAAATATTTTCATAATATGCACCTGGAGTACCAGTTGGGATAATATTTCCTTTTCCATCACCAAATACACCACTTTGAGTTACTGGGATAGATCCTGTATATTGAGATTTAGGATTTCCAACATTATCAAAATAGTTTGGAGTAGTTTGGTTTACTTGTTTAACACGAATATAAGAAGATTGATTTGGGTAACTTCCAGACATTTGAAGATAATACTCTCCATTGTCTTGTTGAATAGTTTCTACTTGGTTTCCAATTACTTTTTCAATATAGTTTGAAGCAAATGGATCAAGTGAAAGAGGACCCCAAGTTTCTAGAATAGATTGTTGAACACTTGAATCATTTCCTTGACGTAGTACTAATGTAAAAGTTCCACTATTTGTATCAGGAGAAACAATTTGCCATCTGTAATTTTCTGAGGAACCAGAAAGTAATGTATCATTTGAGCCTGTAGGGCCAACACTATTCATAATAATACCTTCAGATAATGTTTCTAAAACAAAAACATTGGTATTATATGGTGCACCTGCGGGTTGTGCAGATGCAGAAATAAATGATGAAGTAGCAGGAGTCCAATCTGTTGTTGTACTTCCACTTACTACACGAGTAACTAATAAAGTATTTCCACCACCAGCAAAGTAATTATATGCTGTAATTGATGTTAAAAAAGTATAAGTGCTACTTCCACTAAGAAAAGTAGCACCAAACTTATTTAAATAATCTGTATAGGATGTTACTAAAGTAGGGATACCTACTTTACCTTTTACGGTTGGTCCAATTATAGCAGCACCTGCTTGTACAGGTTGTTGAGTTACAAATGATTGATCGTTCTCTATTGCTAATACACCAGGTGACGAAATAACAGTTTCTGCCATGTTTATATTTTATTTATAAATATTAATAAGTCCACAAATATCCATAAGCTGTTTTCTGTTTTTTTCTACAACATGATGCTATATTATCTCCTGGCTTAGAATTAAAATGTCTTTCAGCTTCATTAGCACTTTTCCAAGTTTTAATGAAATTTCCTCTAATATCATATTGACTAACAAATTTACCTGGTCGAGGGGTAAGATGAAAGGAAAAGTCTTGAAGAGGAGAATATGACCATATAAATCCTCCAGCTAGCTTGGTATTCTTTTTTAGACATCCATCTATATCAACAGGGTATTTTTGTTTAGCTTCTTTTATACTATCCCATAAATGAACTAAATCCCCGTTTGTATTGTATTGGTATATTTTTTTACGTAGTTTTAATACTGTTTTTTTAATAGACTCAGGAGACTTAAATGAGGTACCTCCTCCTCCATTATTTTTATTTAAAACTACAAACCCCCACTGTTTAAATTGTTCTATCCAATAGCATTCTAAAGGTTTCCAATCTTTTGAGTTAATTGAAGGAATTTGATCTATTACTCCAAATTTTATTTGCTTACCATGTGTTAAATTATGACAATACTCTCTAGATTTGGGATTAACAGTTTTACCGATATAAACTTGATCAGATGATATTTCTACTAGATATATGTAAGTGCATTTCATTTATTATAAATATAGTGCACTTAATCCAAATTACTCTACTGGAGTAATTTCACCAGTCTCAGGGTTGATACTGGATTTACCATATTTGTCAAATACCGATTGAGTGAATTCTTTTTCTTTTTCACCTAGTTCGGTTAAGAATTTTTTAGCGTTAGCGTGACGCTCTTCCAATTGGATTTTGATTAATTCAATTTCACCCAACTCAGCAATAAGTGCTTGAGTGTTTGTTTGAATTTCTTTCAATGTGTTTTTTTCTTCTTCTGTTAAGAACTTTTTTTCTGAAACGATTGACATAATTTAAAAATTTATTAGGTTTTATTGATAAATATATACAAATGTATTAAAAGTCGTTTAATTAAGCAAAGGAACTTGATCTCCATGTACCACTCATCCACATGTAAAGGAAATGTTGTCCTCCTACTGTTGCAGGGATCATTTCACCATTTGAGCCAGTCCATGTTGGGGCAGCTGATTGAGTAGTTGGTAAAACAATAGAACCTGACATTCTTACTTTAAATGCATCTCTACGGGTACTTAAACTACCATTTCCTACAATGAATAAAGATGTTGTATCTCCTTGAGTATTGTATTCACCTGTTACAGTTTGTTGAGATCCTGAGGCGATAGTTCCTCTACCAGAGGTAAATGAAGCATATGCGATTGCTTTAGTATTATCGCCTAAAGCTACACTATATTGACCAGATGCAGAATTTTGGAAACCAAAAGCAAAACTAAAGTTTGAATTGATATAAGATTCATATCCCCCTACAAATGAATATGCTCCAGCAACAGTATTTAATAAACC